CTGTTTCTTTATATAGGAATCCATTGTGTACTCGATAGGAAATAACTTCCTTGCGAAATACTCCATCCATTTTATCTAGTGACGTTCTGAATGGTCCGTCGTTCAATGCAGTGTAGGGTTTGTTTGCTCTGTCTAACATAAACTTTTTTGAATGAGTTAGTGTCTCAACGTTACTTCCTTTGTAGTCTACCATAATATATTCCTATTCTTCTGTTTGTTGTTGGTCTGGGTGCGTACCTGCTGCCCATTGTAATCTTTCTTCGTCTTCTTCATCTTCAAACTCTCCTTCAGTCACGACTGGGAAAACTACTCCTGCTGTCATTTTAAGACCAGAGTTACCGAGTTCGTTTTCGAAGATTTCTTGAAGTTGCTTAATTTCCGTATTTGCATTTGGAACGCCTGACAACCCAACCGAGGTGGCGACAAGTTCTCCTGCCATATCACCTTCTACTAGGCGGTTACTTCGAGCATTTTGAATCCATTCTGGATTGTTTGTTACGGTTTCGGTATATACTTTTGATATATGATCAAAGAATGATGTGCCTGGTCCCATTGTTTGAAAGTCCCAGGTAACAAAATTTACTTCATCCCAAAACGCTTCTCTTGCTTGGTGATATTCTTCAGCATGCATATATGATTTGCTACCTGCTTGATTACGACCAATTAATACCATTGTACCAAGGAAGTGAGTTTCGTTGACGACATTACCTGCACTTATTGTTAGAGCATACCCATCTTCAGAACATACAAATACAACTCCATCGTCTGCATTAATAAACTCTTGGAAACATGTTTTTTGGTATGCCTTTTTCTCTTCGTTTGTTCCTGATGCTACTGGTGTCATTTCCCAAGGATAGGAACCACCATTTAATGCGTCAACACAATCATCAAACATTCGTGAGAATTCTGTATCGTCAATTTCAGTTATTAAATCAAATCTTATTGCCATTATATAAACCTATTGTGGAGTTTCTGGTGAAAGTACTGCACCATTAGCATATGAGCCCCAATTGGGAACATCCCAAGACCAAATTGTATTTGTACTGTTAGGCGACCAAGTAGCGGAGGCTGTATAATAAGTACCATTTGGGTCTACATAGCGATTAAACCAATTTCTTGCGCGGTAGCCAGATAATATGATAATCTGTTGACGGGTGGTATTACCTTTAAAGGTGAATTGGGTTCTGTACATTGCTCTAAGAGTAGCGCCACGATAATTTGTTGGGTTAATACTTCCAATCGCGGCTATATTTTGGCCGTTCGAGTATCCTCGCCATTCAAAGCTGCCATTACTACTAGCCCCGCATGTTAGATGCCAACCTCTATGCGCGTTATAAAATTGAGAAAGACTAACCTGACTAGTACCAATGTTAGTGTTATGGCCAGAACCATAACTATGAACTCTCGTTGCGTTTACTCCACCTCTACGGTATTCAGCCAAATCAGGCTCACCCGTTGCACCAAATTCATTACGAATATCATTAATCGAAATTGAGCCTGATGATTTTATTCTACCCATTTATATTCTCGCCTTAGTATAATTAACTATTTATTAATCAACTAGGAGCTGAATGATACCGTTATTCCAATTTTCACAGACGTCATTTACATACGACATACTTTTACCAGGAAGTTTTCTTGATTCTACAACCTGCCCATTTTCAATTAGGTCAACTATGTACATTGTATCAGGACCGCTACTTTCATTTGTAACTCCTGAACAAGGTACCTTTCTAACACTTGCTGCTCTATTCATCTTCTTTCTCCAAATCGCTTTCGCGAATAATGATTCCATGATCAGTTGTTCCAATCACCGGATCCTCGTTTAAAGCATTATAAAATACAATGCCTAATACAACAACCCAGAACGCTATTCCAACCCAAAGTATACTCTGTATTGAATAATAGGCAAGATCGTCTAAGAACTTATCAAGTCGATTCATTAGGATTCCAATGTAGGAATTTCAACGTTTCTTCGAACCAATTCGTTACGTATCTTTGCTCTAAGTTTAGGAGTTGTACTACCCCTCGTAAATGTATCAAGTAATTCCTTTAACGCAGTTGCGTTCATATGAAACCTTTGAACATGTTTCTTACCAGTAGCCTTATCTATGACTACTTGATTTTCTTTAAATTTAACCGGCATATTTCATTTTCCCCACGTATTGGATGATTCTATCGGCGTCAGGATCTCTAAGAAATCCATAGACTCCTGGGTCTCCCTTCTTAGGTGAATAATCTTCCAAGATTGTTAATAAACCATAATCAGTGGTGTCTGTAAAATCACCATCCTGATTTATGATCGCCAATTCCCACAGACCTTTTTTGTATCCGTAAGAACCTGTAAACTTGACTAACGAAATTGTATATCCGTTATCAAAGTTAAATTCTTTTCTCTCACCGTCGTGGTGAGGTTTGCTTTCTGGCCATTTAGGCATATAAATTTACCTTCGTTCCTTTGAGTGATTCAGGACATAGATACTTTCTTAACTTTATTCTAAGCTTCATGCTACATTGCCTACTGCCCAGCTAACTACAGTGTCTAAACGAAAACTTCTCCAAGCTTCTTTATCAATTGCCCAAGCCGCGAAGTGTTCTGTGTCTAAATCAATATCTTTCACCATTGGTTTAACACCTGCATCAGCCAACGTTTGCTCATTGATAGTACAAGGCATAATACGAATCTCATCCGTACCAATCTTTTTAAATGTTACTGTAACTACACCTTCTTTAAGTGCGTTAAGTAATGTTGCTTTTTCAGATACTTCCATAATATATATTCCTAATTTGGGTTTCAATTGTCTATTATAACAAACTTCTTATCACTTGTCAATAGTTTTCTTTCACAGTGGCGCGGCTGATAGGAGTCGAACCTATGACCTTCGGTTTCGTAGACCGATATTCTATCCAGCTGAACTACAGCCGCTTGCCTTAAAATATAGATGAAAATATAGATGACCAATAAGCCATCCAATAACTTCCATGTAATTTAACAATACCAATACACAGCGTTGTAAATCCCACTCCATTTAATAGTATCAATGCACGGTCTTCCCACAACAAAGATACCCATAACCACAATGCAAGGCCGATTGCACTAAAATATAAATCAAGTAAATGGTACTCTCCACCCGCAGAACGGAATATGATTGCTGATAGTACAAGGACAGATGCTGCCCACTTAACATACCAATCTAATTTCTTTTCACCCCTTTCACTTCGTATCATATTATTCAGGGATTACCGTTTCCGTTAAAATATTAGCAGTTGGAAAATCAATAACATAGTCGTCAATTCTCATAACGTATGTTCTATCAGGGTCGTCAAATTCGCCGGCTGCTGCTACTAGTGGTCGGCCGACTACTTCTAATGTTCTATCGGCGTCTGTTTCGTGTGTATATGTATATCTCTTTTTCATAGTTGTTTTAAAACCTCCCAGGTTTGTTTGTAATTTTCAACTGGGTATGCTGTTCCCATATTACCAATTGTTATTGTTGTAGCAAGAGGGTAATCGTTGCCACCATACTCCATCTTATCTCCGTAGAAATGAATATGGTCGTATTGTTTATTTAGGATATCTGCGATTTGAGACTTATTATTTGATCTCGGTGCGATATCAATACTAATCTGCCCACCTACTGAAGCTAATAGCTTTGGGTATTCGTGGTTGATCTGTTCGCAAAGTAATATACGTTCGTGGTATTTTAGATCCCACTTGTAATACTCTTCTCTCTGCTGTAAAGTTGCACCGCGTCCTATTGTAGAAAAGTTTAACATGCCAGTTCTTTCCTCAATATGAGATCCTGTCTTAATTGGATATCTACTTGAGTTAACGTGATTCGTAAGAAACTTTTTGAACTCGTAGTCAACTACAAAGTCATTCTTTGGACCACGTTGCGATCCTTCCCAAAATTCGTTACCGTTGCATTGCCATACACCTTTACAGGCCTCGTAAAATTCAAATCCTAATTGTTCATAGGTCTTGAGACGATCGGATCCTGTAACGAGGAATACATCTTTGTTCTCCATGAATTTCAACATAAACTCTTTGAACTCTGGATTCATTGGCTGGCGAGAATCTGTTAATGTTCCGTCTACGTCAAATACAAATACTTCTTTCATCTAATATATTCCGTTAAATTTAATAGAACGGCAGTTCCTGTAATTGCACTACCGATCATAATTGCTTTGTCATTCCAACAATGTCCTACATAAGTCCATGCAATAGAACTTAAAGCATATGCAATTTTACCCATAAAAATAAAACCTGCGCTTTGAGTAAATACTCCAAACACCGCAAGTATCGTTGCTCCCCATTTAACGTAACTATCAAGTGTACCTTCAGGAGTAACCGGTGTTAAGTCTTCTACCTGTACTTGAAGCTCTGCCATCTCTTGTCTTAATCGAGCCTTCTCTGCAGACAGCTCCATCGCAAGACGACCAGTTTTAGACATAGCACTATCTTTGTACTGTTCCTTGATCTCCTGCTTTATTTCTTTTGCCAAATCACTCATACTTATTAATTGAGATAGTCTTCCAATTTTGGTTTCACTAAATCTTTTCTTTCTTCCAAAGGCTTAAACATATAATCACTCATTGCCAAATACATTGTAGTATATAAAGGAACTTCTTGAATGATTGACTGAAGTCTCTGACCTTCGTTACGACCTTTGGTCCAGGCTCGATGATCATCTGAATATTGATAGTACCAATCATGGTTTTCTAACAATTTAAAAAATTCTTGAATATCCATTATCATTCCTCAATGCAACGTTTATATTTGTCGTATCCACGTGCTGCCGCTTTCTTACGGTCCACATGCGTGGCTGGTTTATTGAACTTGTTACAGTTCTTCGCAACTGGATTTGACTTTATCTTTTCCATTTCTCCTAAACCTTTTGTTATACTTTTTCTTAATTGACTTCGCAACACCTGAACGAGTTAGATATATGTACCATTTTCGCATGGTAAAGGCATCAAATTCATCTCCACCTTTTAACGGTATTCTTTCTTTCTTCATATCAGTTCTCCATCCGTAAAGCTATTTATATCTGGCGCGCCTGGCAGGATTCGAACCTGCGACCCTCGGTTTAGAAGACCGATGCTCTATCCAGCTGAGCTACAAGCGCATTATCAGATATACTTAACCTTGCTCAAATTGATTCATATAATCATTCATGAGTTTCTTCTGTAACCTTCGAGCTTCTTTCTCCCATGGCTGTTTCCAATAATCTGTATCGGAACAATCTTTACCTTTCCAATATTGTAAGTTATCACTAAGTTCACCTCGAGCAAACTGTTTCACATGAACTAACTCATGAGCCAAGGTCGACATCCAATTCCCATACAACGCGATGTCTATAATAAAAGATCTCGGATCCACGGACTCGCAAAGTCCTTCACTGTGGGAGTTGTCTACGTATAGATTATGATGGAACTTGACATGAATGTTGGTACGGAGTCGATGGATATTCAGTTTCTTACTAAAGAAGTTAACTGCCATCAGTGCCGCGGCCTGTAGATTCTTGTCTAATTGTCCGTCACGTGGACCCGAGAAAAACGTTGTCATATTAATATACCTATATTACTGCGACAAAAACGATACACATTAGAATCAATAACAACCAAACGTTGTTCCAAACAAATTCCAATGTTCCTAACAAAATTTTAATAGCCGCGAAAAATATCACAACCATTAAAAATAAGTAGAAGAGGATTGCTAATTCCATGTGGAATCAAAACTACCCTCATCATAACTAGGAGTCAAATTTAACTCCGTGGTTGCATCAAACTTATCATCTGAATACAACGCAAAATCTTTCATCTTGGCTAACTTGTTGGCAGCACGTTCATTCTTTGCTGCTTCTCTGCGTTCTTTGTTAGCTTCTTCCTTTTCGTACTTCTTTTTCATTTTGGTCAATTCACGCATGATCACTTCGTAAGAACTTAACTTTTTCATTACACCGCCTCCGAGTAATTTAATGTATTATTAAAGTATTCAGTTACATAAGCAGAGACGATACCAGAGGTACCACCAATATGCCATCTGTAAATAGGATTGGATCTTGCATCAAATCCTCCGTCATAGTCTTTCCAATTATAAATGGTAAAAGGACGGATTGCATTGTGATCGAAATCCTCAACTTGCATTTCCCACTCGATGTCGACTTTGCCGTCACCTGAGGTTTCTGTACATGTTGGTTCGCCGAAGACTTTAACCAGTTCTGCGTAAGAACACGTGATATAGCCTTGAAGACTAGTCGAAACGAACTCCGACCGTGGTTTGATTTTATAGTTTTCTAAATTCATAACAACTCCCATTGATTTAATTTATACAACAATTATAACACAGTTTCCTTACGATGTCAATAGTTATTTTCATTTATTTTCATAAAGTTATGATAAATGTTGAAACCGTCACTGCAATTGCAGCAATAATAATAAAGGATGCGATTGCGACTGTAATTCTAACCAATACTTCAACCATGTTCCTATTCCTTTTCAATTATTTAATATAGTTATTATAAACGGTTTCATAACAAATGTCAATGGTTTATTTAGATCATTTAGTTATATGGTTATAACCAAACTGAATATTAGACTCCGTGAGTCATGTGTTCGTAGGCTTCAGGACAATTATTGATGTTGTCTCCGCAACCGCAGATCTGATCTTCCTCAATTGATGGTGCTCCGACCATATCCCTGATTTGTGATTCAGTATACCTTTGTTTGCCACCTACGGTGGATTGCTTCGCAAGCAATGTTATCTGTTCATGTGTTAATCCCATAATGTACTCCTTTTTATGTTAAACTCTATTGTGGTATTAGAGATGATATATCTATTATAAACAGCTCGACTGCATATGTCAATGGTTTTCTGAAATTATTTTCAGGAAACGACTCCTTATACAATATATAGATAGTTGAGGTACCACGAAAATAATGGTTGACATTCATAAAGAACTATTGTATAATGGTATCATAACGAATTGACTGAGAAGGTTGTAAAGCATGATTCGGAAGGATGTAGCCTTGAAGTTAATTTAAATAACTATTGACATCGATAGCAAACTGTGTTATAATGGTGGTTGATATGGAGAATAATGATTTGACTAAACAAAACGAACAGTTCAGAATCCTCACAGCTCGACAGCACGTTCGAGAGAGGATCGGTATGTACATGGGTTCAAGTTCAAAAGAGGAGATCGAAAGATTTATCCTTGGAGAATGGAAGAAGGCCACATACGTACCTGCACTATCAAAAATGGTTGACGAAATACTCGACAACTCAATTGATGAAGCAATCCGTACTAACTTCAAGTTTGCTAACAAGATTAATGTATCTATTAATAACAACGAAGTTACCGTCACTGATAATGGTCGAGGTATTCCTCAAGACAAGATCTTTGACGAAACAACAAATGAAAATATTCTGAGACCTGTCGCGGCATGGACTAAGGTTAATGCAGGTACTTCGTTTGATGACGAACGAGTAACGATCGGTACTAACGGTGTCGGTTCAGCTGCAACCAACTTCCTATCTAAATCATTCACTGGTAAAACATGGTCTAACGGAAAGTCAATTCAACTTGACTGTACAGATGGTGCTGATACCGTGAAAGTAAAGGCAGGCAGTAAAGTAGGAAACGGTACTGAGGTATCATTTGTTCCTGACTTTGAGTTGTTTGAAGTTAACTCATTGGACCAACTTGATACAATTATATTAATAGAAGATCGACTCGTCAGTTTGCAGATGGCATTTCCTGAGATTCAGTTTTCCTTTAATAAAAAGAAGATCATGGTTAACGATTTTAAAAAGTACGCTGCTCTGTTCTCTGATACGGTAATTATGGAAAAGACAAATAATCTTTCCTACTTCATTGCTTCTTCGGAAGATGGGTTCAGAACTAACAGTTATGTTAACGGTGTGAATACAAGACAGGGTGGTACTTATGTTGACCACTTTATGAATACTATTATTGATTCGTTAACTGTCAAAATTAAAAGACGTCATAAGGTCGAAGTATTAAAGACAACGATCAAGAGTGGTATTACATTCGTTATGTTTGCCAGGAACTTTGTGAATCCTAAATTTGATTCTCAAACAAAAGAACGTCTAACTAATCCAATTGGTAATATTAAGGAACACCTAGATATCTGTCAGGTACGTGATGCTGAGTGGCTTGCGAACAAGATATTAAATACTCCTGATATAATTGATCCCATTATTGAAGCTCAACTAGCAAAGAAGCTAGCCGCGGATCGAAGAGCTGCAACATTAGCACAAAAGAAACTTCGTAAGGTAAAAGTTGCGAAACATATCTCTGCTAATAAAGACAATGCTACTCTGAAAATTGTGGAAGGAGATTCTGCAATGGGATTCTTATTAAAGGTACGTGATCCTGATACAGTTGGAGCGTTTCCACTTCGAGGTGTGATTATGAATACCTGGGATATGAAACCTGCGGAAGTATTAAAGAACAAGGAACTATCAGAATTAGTAGCGGTTCTAGGATTGGATATTAACGATCAGGACAGTGTAGACAATATGACATACAAATATATTGCCACATTAACTGATGCTGACCATGACGGTATAGGACATATATCACCATTGCTAATTGCATTCTTTTACAAATTTTGGCCTCGACTGTTATTAGAGAATCGTGTTCAAATTACAAGAACACCAATTATGATTAGTACGAAAGGTTCTGAAGTCAAATGGATCTATACTTATGAAGATGCAGCAGAGTTCAAAAAGAAAGATGGTTATAAACATAGATACATTAAAGGTCTAGGTTCTTTAACCGAAGATGAATATCATGTCATTATTAATAAACCAATGTATGACACTGTTACAGTTGATGATGCTTCTGTATTTCAGATGATGTTCGGAAAAGATTCAAGTTTAAGAAAGGAGTATATGTTCGCATGAATTTAGAAATGTTTACTGAAGAGCTGAAAGGCAATAACTATCCAATCTCAAAGGTAGCTGCTAACGAATGGAAATCATTCGCAATGTATACCGTTGAGAGTCGAGCAATTCCTAATATGATTGATGGTCTAAAACCAGTTCAAAGGTTCTATCTCTATTCCTCATTAATTAATAGCAAGAAGGATTTTAAAAAGGTATCTGCAGTTTCTGGTATTATTTCTGACTACGGTTATAACCACGGAGAATCTTCTGCTGCTGGTGCAGGTCAATTAATGGCAGCCACTTGGAATAACAACATATGTCTTATTGAAGGTAGAGGATCATTTGGTACTCGACTTGTTCAAGAAGCTGGTGCTGCTCGTTATGTCTACTCAAGAGTTCACGATAATTTCAGTAAGTACGTTAAAGATATTGATCTGAGTCCTATTCACGAAGATCCTGAACACGAACCGCCTGCGTTCTATTTGCCAATCATCCCTATGGTACTTGTAAATGGAACCAAAGGTATTGCTACAGGATTCGCGACAAACATCCTTCCACATAACCCTAATGATCTCAAGAAGGCTTGTTTACAATACATTAAGAATGGTAAAATACAAACACCATTAGGAATTAAGTTTCCTGATTATACTGGTAAGGTTGAACAGAGTGAAGAAGACCCGACTAAATATATTTCGTATGGTACCTTTAAACGTTCTGGTAAAACTGCGGTATCTATTACGGAAGTACCATACGGCTTTGACCGAGAAGGATATGTAAAGGTTCTCGATAAGTTAGAAGAAGAAGGTGATATCGTATCTTACGAAGACAAATGTAATAAAGATGGGTTTCACTTTGATGTTAAACTCAAACAATCTTCGGTTAAATGGAACGATTCTAAACTCATTGCCAAATTCAAGCTAAGTAAGCCATTCTCTCAAAACCTAACAGTTATTGATTTTGATGGTAAACTCCGCGAATACTCGTCCGCTAAACAACTTGTAAAGGACTTTTGTGACTACCGCAATGGTATCCTACAGCAGAGAATTGACGCTAGAGTAAATGAATTCACAGAACAAGTTCGATGGCTTAATGTCAAAATGGAGTTCGTTCAAGCAAATGTTGACGATCGTATTGTGTTTAAGAATAATAATAAAGCACAGGTCGTTAAACAAATAATGCAAGAGACATCGGCACTAGGAGGTGACACAAACCGATTGCTCGCATTAAGTTTCTTAAATTGTACAAAAGAGGAAATTGTAAACCTTAAGAAACAGATTGCTGACGCTACTGAGACATTAAGCTTCTGGCATACAACCTCACCACAAGAACAATTCATAGCAGACTTGGAGAACATATAATGGCAAGTAATACTACTCAATTAGAAATTGATACATCAGCACACATAGATGAGAGAGGCGTTGAAGTTTCTATCTATATTGGTGCAAACGCATGTGAACCTTCTATTGAAACAATCTTCGATTTTGAAACATTGATTGAGAACTATTTTGAAGGTTATACAATAGGTGATATGATTCGACCTATAGATATTCCTGATGCAGAACTTTTAGTTATTAAACTCGAGCAGATGGCAAAGTATGCACGGAACATGCTTGAAGATTACGCATCCGAACATAAGGAATAAGTAATGCTAATGCTGCTTGTTACACTCTTAAACTACCCGTTGCTGCTTGTTACACTCTTAAACTACCCGTGGTACAATCACACCACGGTCTATCTAAATCTCGACTGTCCTTTCGAGCTTCCTTCTATGCGAGGCTCTCAGGGTTGCCGATTACAATATGCTTGACGATCTGATAATGGAGCGGATCCTAAGCCTAATTCAAAATATTTCGCGCAGGAATAAATAATAATGAATAAACTTAAATTGATATGGAAATACGCATTAGGTGGTTTCTCTGACGATAAGACAGAGCCCTATGACGATTATGTTATGTTGCTACGAACGATTATTGTTGGTGTAAACTTTTTAACGTGTTTCTTTATTATGGCAAATACAATAAGGCATTGGTGATGAGTAGAAAAGAAGATTACGAAAGAATGGATACTAACAAGTATCTTAATTTGAATTTAAAAACGGACGGGTTACCTCTACCAGATGTTAACGCGCAATTTATTGAATTCTTTCACAGAATGGATTACAAGTGGTGGAGAGATGTTGAAGAAGGTGATGTGGTTGTTGATATTGGTGCCTGTGTTGGTTTCTTTGTCTGTCATGCTCTTGACCGTAAAGCTTCTCGTATATTTGCTATCGAACCTTCTAGGCCTCATCTCAAAACTCTTATCCAAAATATTTCGGATCATTATATTGACAATAGTACTACTCCTGTCATTCCTATCGAAGCAGGCATAGGATCAACGTCAAACCATTTTAATAATGTCTTTTCAGAATATCGAGAGTTTAAAAGAATGTCTTTTCTCGATCTTGTGGTTGATTATAATATACCAAAAATTGATTACCTCAAAATAGATTGTGAAGGTGGAGAGTACGGTGTATTCACTGAAATCAATATGGAATATCTAACTACAAATGTTAAACACATGGCAGTAGAGTTTCACTTAAGCTGTTATGGTGGAGCTGCAAAACAATGGATGAAGGTCAGAGATACGTTATTGCCGCAATTCAAAAAAGTACGATGGATGGATAAGAAACACGAAGCCTTAGCCTACAATGACCGATGGTTAAACGAAGGTAATTGGGATCAGTGTTGTGCATTCATGGTATACATCACCAACGAATAATTCTTGCCGACTCAATTCTAATAAATAGAAATATACAAATAGGATTGAGCCGATGCCAGAAATTATTAACAATTACTTATCTCCAACTAATTTTACGATTAGTATAGAGAAACTCCCTAATGTAGAATTCTTTACACAGAAGCTGCAAATTCCAGATGTCACTGTAACTCCTACAACGTTAGGTACTCCTTTAGCAAACATATACGAATACGGGGATCGTATTGAGTACGCTGAGTTGACGACTACCATGATCCTCGATGAGAATATGAATAACTATAAAGAAATTCTCAATTGGATAGAAGGCTATGCTTCCCCAGAATCCTCGAAACAAAACAAAATATACACCGCAACTGGTCATGAGTCCGATATCATTGCGACCATTACCAACTCTCACAAAAATCCAAACATAAGATTCGTATTTAAGAATTGCTTCCCAACCTCTTTGGGTGGTGTTTCTCTTGATGTTAATGTTACTGATGTAGCATATGCAACAACGACAGTTACCTGGAGATACGATACCTTTACGATGGAACAACTATAAGATAAACCTTTTATTATGAATTATGATTTTATTGAAGTGGGTACATCTGATTTTGATACCCTTATACAAGACGCAACCGATCAATGTATTGGTCTGTGCATTGAACCAATCAAGTTCTATTTAGATCGACTACCAAACAAACCAAACGTTAAGAAAATCAATTCTGCGATTTCTTTTGATGGAAAAGTAGGTCGTGATAAAGTTTATTATATTCCTCTTGAGACAATTCAGAAACACAACATGCCTCTTTGGATTCGCGGCTGTAATTCAATAGGTGACTATCACTATCAACACAAAAAGAATAATCTTCAATCAGTTGTAGAAACAATTGATGTTGATACGATACCTTTAGGTGACATCTTTGAACAGCATAATGTTGATACACTTACTATATTAAAAATTGATACAGAAGGCGGAGATTGTTTTATATTAAATTCGTTTCTTCCTTTTCTTGAATCTAATGAAAAAGAACGTTGGCCTTCATGGATTGAATTTGAAACAAACATCTTAACACCAAAAGAAACGGTAGACGATACGATTCGTAAATACTGTGATCTTGGTTATACAGTAGCAAGACGTGGAGTTGGAGAAGAGAACTCAATCTTACAAAGTCCTTTGTGTAAATAACCATTGACATTCACAGTGAAACCTGTTATAATTGTAATGAATTTAAAGTTTATGGAATAGATTATGGATACGAATGATATAGCAGCAATATGGGCAGCTGACTCGCCAATAGATGAAACCAACCTCCTAGGTGAAAGTAAAAGAATCCCATCGTTACACAGTAAGTACTATAATCTTTATTATAGGGAAGTCTTGCGTGTTAAAAAGTTAAAGGCAGAATATAAAGAATTGGAAATGGACAAACGTAATTGGTACGATGGTTCTATGGCCGAAGAAGATCTGAGAGAAAAAGGATGGAAGCCGTTTCAAAGAAAGGTAATAAGAAACGATTTGGATAAACATATTCAAGCAGACAAAGATGTTATTAAATTAAGTCTTACGATTGATTTCCATACGGCAAACGCAAACTACCTCGAAGATATTATTAAAACAATACACAGTAGAAACTTCATTGTTAAGAATATGATTGATATATTGAAGTTTCAGTCTGGAGATTACTAAATGAACTGGTTCACAAAGTTTTGGAGCAAGCCTGAGGTTCAACAGCGAGAAACTCTTGTCATAGACATGATGAAGGACGATGTTGACCCTGAAGAACTAACAATTGAAAACGCATATAAGACAAGATGGATTTGGTACCATACAATATTAGCAATAGGTATCTTTTTCACTAACATATTATTAATCTCAATACTTTTATTATTGGCAATTAAATTATGAATCCATACGCAGCAGATATATCTGAAGAATTAAAAAGAACCATTTATAATGGCTTTTGTTCTATTCAGGAAATCAAAGGAATACCATTAAGAACTCAACAAGGTATGTTACTTGCATTAACTGGTATGTTAAAAGAACATGGTTGGGCAGTGATTGGTATTACTGAAGCAGCTGCATTACGTATTCAAGAGAACGAATATAAAAGACCAAAGAAAATCAATCGTGCACATATCTATTCAAGAAAAGAAACAGCAGAGATTCTATTTTCGAAGTATTGGACATATACTGATTTTTGGGATTTCTTTTTAGAACGTGATTGTTGTGTATTAGCAACATCTAAGGAAAATTATTCAAAACAACCCGAAGACCTATGGAGACAAGTACCAAAGGGTATGTTTCAATCTGTAGGGTTTGCATTTAAATGTGGAAAAGAAGAAGCAGGATGGCTTAAAGAGCAATTATGAGTGAAAGAATAGAAGTAGAATTAATTGATTCAGTATATATGCGCATTAAAGCGGATGCTGGATTAAAAACAGAGTTGTCTGATTTCTTTGCGTTTAAACCAGAAGGTTATCAGTTCAGTCCAAAATACAAAGCAAGAGTATGGGATGGAACCATTCGGTTGTTTCAAGCAATGCGTCCTGTATTGTATGTTGGTCTATATCCGCATCTAAAAAAGTTTTGTGAACAAAGAGATTATATTTTAGAGGCACCAGCGTCAATAGCAGAACGGGAGAATATCGAAGATGGCTACGTTGAAGAGTTGGCTGAAGAAATTAATTGTAAGTTTAAACCAAGAGACTATCAAATTGAGTACATCAATAACGCTCTGCGTAACCGTAGATCTTTATCTCTATCACCGACATCATCTGGTAAGTCTTTAATTATTTACCTGATACAACAACATTACTATCAAGCACTCGGTTTAAGAACATTGATTATTGTTCCTACGATATCTTTGGTACATCAGATGGCTGGTGACTTTGTTGATTACGGTTGTGATGAGAACTCTATCTATAAAATACAAGGTGGTGTTGATAAGAATACGAAAGCACCGATAGTAATCTCTACTTGGCAATCTTTGGTCAAACAAGATAAGGATTGGTTTGGTCAATTTGGTTGTGTGATGGGAGATGAAGCTCATACCTTCCAAGCAAAGTCATTAACAACTATTATGCATAAACTTGAACATTGCGAATTCCGTCATGGATTTACTGGTACTCTAAAGTCTGCTGAAAGTAAAACTCATAGATTAGTACTCGAAGGTTGTTTCGGAGAAGTAAAAAGAATCGTATCTACAAAGAAATTAATGGACGAAGGTACGGTTGCTGATTTTGAAGTAAAGGCTATTGTATTGAATCATAGTAACGAAGCGAAGGCTGCGTTTAAAAAGGCAATGGGACAGGTAAAAGAATCTGTTAAGAAGTGGCCTGCTGAACGTGAATTCATAGTGAATCATACAGGTAGAAACAATTTTATTAAGAACCTTGTACATTCTTTAAAAGATCAGAATAACTTAATTCTATTTGACTTGGTTGAGAAACACGGCAAGATACTTGAACCTATGCTTCATAAAGAAGGACGTGAACTACATTTTATTTACGGTGCTACGAAAGGAGAAGAACGTGAACGCATTCGACATTTGGTTGAGAACGACCCTGATAAGAAACATGATATACTCGCATCCTATGGAGTCTTTAGTACTGGTGTTAATATTAAACGACTTGATAATGTAATCTTTGCTTCTTCGAGTAAATCTGAGATTAAAGTATTACAATCAATTGGTAGAAGTTTGCGTAAAGCTGAGGACTCGCAGAAAGCGGTCCTCTATGATATCGCTGATGATTTGTCGGTGGGAAGTTACGAAAACTATACATTAAAACATTTTAAGTCGAGAATCGAAATCTACTCTTCAGAGGAGTTTGCATTTAAGATCTTTACAATTGATATCTAATCATACTATATACCTTAAAGCCGATAGTCTTATTATACAAGGACTTTTGGTAAATGTCAATAGTTTTTTTCATATTTGTGAAAATAAATTTAAACCATTGACATGCAAGAGTAAATAGATTATAATAACTACAATATTTAAACAAAGGAGTTTGTATTTGAAATGGCTAAGAAAAAGAACTACGTAAACAATAAAGATCTCCTTGCCGCATTAATCGAATATAAGAGTAAGTGCGTCGAGGCAGAAGAAAGTGGAGAGAAGAATCCACAAGTGCCTGATTACATCGGCAAGTGCATTATGTTAATTGCCCAACGATTAGCAACACGACCAAATTTCAGTGGATACATGTATAAAGAGGAAATGGTCTCAGACGGAATAGAGAACTGTCTACAATATATACATAACTTTAATCCAGAGAAATCTCAAAACCCATTTGCTTATTTTACGCAAATCATTTGGTATGCATTCCTACGCAGAATCTCGAAAGAGAAGAAGCAGATGTATATTAAATTTAAAGCATCACAAAGACAAACGCTTGAGAATGAAGTATTTGATTCTACTGGTGAAGCTGTGTCCGCTAATATATTACCTGATTACATTAATGAATTCATTGATGATTTTGAAGGCAAGCTTAAAGCGGCAAAAGTAAAGAACGATGCTGACGCAGAAGAAAAAAAGAACAACGCAGCTGAGTAAAAGTTATGTTAGATTATGATAACCCATTTGATTGGAAGAAACCTTCTATTCAAATTGTAGGTAAATGGCAACCCTGGCATGCAGGTCATACAAATTTATTTAAAAAGGCCTTGACATTCACAGGACAAGTTGTTATAATAGTCAAAGAAGTATATAAATCGGAAGGAGAAGACGCTCCATTCGGTGAGATAGATGTTATCAATTCTATAACGATAGCACTAGAAAGAGAAGGCTTCTATGATGGACAGCATTATGTTATAGTATGTACTCCAAATATTGTTGGGTCCCTCAACGGACTTGGTAATGGAATATCTAACTATGATATGAAACCGTCTAAAGATTATATTATGTCAAGTGAAATTAGACAATCATTGAGAGAAGAAGGTAAATTATGAAATTAGTATCTACAAAGGATCCAATTCTATTTAAAGAATTACAAGATGTTGACATCAAAAATCCACAGATTGATTTAAAGCAAACCAAGGAAGATATGGTAGAGCTGATGGTCTCCAAAAGAGGTCTAGGGTTATCTGCTTCTCAAGTTGGTATTGATTATAAAGTGTTTATTATCGGTGAAGACAAAGAGAATACAATGATGTTCGTTAATCCTAAAGTCCTATCTGTCTCGGAAGAAACAGAACTTGACTTTGAAGGATGTCTTACCTACCCTGATGTGTTTCTCAAAATGCATCGACCAACATCCGTTGAAGCTTCGTGGTATGATGAAGATGGTAATCCACAAACCGGAAACTTTGAAGGTTATACCGCAAGATGTTTCTTACATGAATTTGACCACCTACATGGAGTTGTATTTTCTCAGAAAGTATCTCAACTCAAATGGGATAGAGCATTAAAGAAGAAGAAAAAAATTACAAAGCAAAGAAACCAAATGACAGCTTATATCGCACGCGCCCAAGCAGCAATAGACAACGCAAAAGCCGAACAAGAAAAATCTGCCACCCAGGAGTAATATGAAGATCGCGATCGTTACCGATATTCACATCGGTGTCCGTGGAGATAGCAAAGTATTCCACGAAGTTCAAAGAAAGTTTTTCGAAGAATTATTCTTTCCATATATTGATGAACATGGTATCACAACCGTGTTTGATCTTGGGGATACATTCGACCGTCGTAAGTATATTAATTATGCGTCACTATCGGCAGGTAAATCATTCTTCTTTGACAATTTAGCAAAACGTAACATAGATTTCCACGCGCTTGTTGGTAATCATGATACTTACTATGCGAGTACTAACGAAATCAATAGTATGAATCTATTGACCAAAGAGTATCCGCAGTTTACTTTATATCAAGACGACGGAGTAGAATTGGAAATTGGTTCAACTAAATTCCTTATGCTACCTTGGTTGAATAAAGAGAACGGCGAAAAGAATCTAGAAATCGTAAAGAATTCTAATGCTAATATATTGATGGGACATCTTGAAGTGCAAGGTTTCGAGATGATGAAAGGTGCATTGTGTACCCATGGTATTGATATGAACGTGTTTAAGAATTTTGAATCTGCGTTCTCTGGTCATTTCCACCATCCTTCAAGATATGGTAATGTTGAATACCTTGGATCACCTTATGAAATGACATGGTCTGATTATAAAGGTAGTCGAGGCTTTCATGTATTTGATACTGAAACGAGAGAGATGGTTAAGATTGAGAATCCTAATCGTGTATTCTATAAAGTATTCTATGACGATGAGGGTTGGACTGTTGATGATGTTGCGAATTACGATGTAGAACAATATCGAGACAAGTTCGTTAAGGTAATCGTACAGAATAGAACTAACGCATATCTTTATGATATGTTTATGGGTCGTATGTCTGAATGTGGTGCGGTAGATGTTAGAGCCGTTGATGACCATTTAAATTTAGACGCAGCAGGTGTTGATGAGATACTTGACGAAACAAAAGATACGACAGAAATATTATCACAATACATTGATGGTCTTGAGACTACAATTGATAAGGTTAAAGTAAAAACTGTATTGGATGATTTATATCATGAGGCACTTAGTTTATGAGAATTAACTTTGAGAAGGTTAAATATAAAAACATACTATCGACAGGAAACGTATTTACAACAGTTGAACTAAATCAAGTTCCTAGTACATTGATCGCAGGATCAAATGGTTCAGGTAAAAGTACATTGCTTGATGCAATTGTATTTGGTCTATACGGCCGACCTTTTCGTAATATCAACAAAGCACAGCTTGTTAACTCTATTAATAATAAAGAACTCATTATAGAATTATACTTTACAGCAGGTGGTGATAAGTACAAAATCCTTCGTGGTATCAAACCTAATCTCTTTGAGATATGGAAGAATGGTGCAATGATTAATAAAGATGCATCTATTCGAGACTATCAAGGATTCCTCGAAGACGATATTCTAGGTATCAACTTTAAAGCATTCAATCAAATCGTAGTACTTGGTTCTGCTACTTATATTCCTTTTATGGAATTGAGAGCATATCAACGTCGAGAGATTATCGAAGACCTATTGGATATTCAAGTATTCTCTGTTATGGGTACATTGGCAAAAGAACGTATGTCAAGTATCAAGACTGATATTAACGAAAACAAATACGAAATAGAAATGGTTGAGAGCAAAATCGTATCTCAAGAAGAAAGCGATGAAGCAATACGTAATCTAAAATCTATTGAAGTTGATAAGATCAAAGAAAAGATGAGTGGTCATATCGATGATATAGAAACTAAGAATAGTACTATTGATTCTCAAGATGAGATTATAAAAGTACTCTACGACGATATCTCTGATAAACCTGAAGAAAAGAAAAAGTTCTCTGATGCAACCGAAAAGAGAGCTGAACTTGAAAGATCTCGTGTTGCGTTTGAAAAGGAACTATCGTTCTACGAACACAATGATGATTGCCCAACATGTAAGCAGGGTATTGCCCACGACTTTAAACAAGAACAAATTATAGATAAGAATCAACAGAAGGCTAAGATTGAGAAAGGTCTTGTTGAAATAGCAGACGTACTTACAAAACATCAGACTCGTTTAGGTTCTATCTCAAAAATCGAAGAACAGATTCAATCAGTTAACTTTAAGATCTCTGAGATCCGAGCTGAAATCAAAATGTCCAAGAATGCTCTAATGAGTTATAAAAAGGAACTTGATAATGCTCAAAAGGAAGTTGCTGAAATTGATACTTCTAAACTTGAGAATCTACAAAAGAGAATAGATAAGCTAACTGCAAGTCGTACTGAACTTCTTGATGAACATGAGGTACTCAATATTGTTCAATTGATATTGAGAGACGGTGGTATCAAGGCAAAGATTATTTCTCAGTACATTCCTGTAATTAATAAACTTATCAACAAGTATCTTGCTGCGTTTGATCTGTTCGTTGACTTTCAACTTGACGAAGAGTTTAATGAAGTAATACGTTCAAGGTTCAGAGACAAGTTCACCTATGCTAGTTTTTCCGAAGGTGAGAAACTACGTATCACACTATCAATCATGTTGGCTTGGAGATCAGTTGCTAAACTGAGATCCTCCGTTTCAACTAACCTATTGATACTTGACGAAACACTCGATGGTGCATTGGATGGAGTTGGTATTGAAAGTTTGATTGAAACACTACATGGATTGAATAACGATGACAACATCTTTGTGATATCGCATCGTGGTGATCAGTTCGCTGAAAAGTTTGAGAACAACCTCAAGTTTGAGAAAATCAAGAACTTCTCGGAGTTAGTACAATAACCATTGACATTCTCCGTCAACTAGTATATAATGGTTGTTCAAATATAAAAAGGCATTATGGCATTGACTAAATTCTATACATCCGTTGAAAGATACGGAAACAATATTTTACATCGAGGTTACGAAAATGGTAAACGTTTCTCGTACCGCGTTCCATTTCAGCCTACTCTATACATTCATACTCCAAAGTCTGGTGCAGAAGGTTTCCATTCGTTAGAAGGTAACTTACCTGTATCTCCACACAAGTTTGGTGATATGCGAGAAGCAAAGAACTTCATCGAAGAATACAAAGGTGTTCACGGTATGAAGACGTTTGGTTCAACAAATTATGTAACTCAGTTTATTCAAGAAGAGTATCCTGGTAAGATTACATATGACGTAAGCCAGGTCAATATCGTATCGTTTGATATTGAGGTTGACATCAGTGATGGTTATCCAAATATGGACACTGCCGATAAACCGATTACGTCTATTGCTTATCATAGTTCTCGAGATGATGTATATTATGTACTTGGTCGCAAAGATTATGACAAGACTAAAACTGTTACTGATATTCCTCAAGATAAGATTGAGTTCGTATTGTTTGATGGTATTGATGGTGAACGTGCTTTACTTCAATACTTTATGAAACTATGGACAACTGATTATCCTGATGTTGTAACTGGTTGGAACGTTGAATACTTTGATATTCAATACATCGTAACTCGTATCACCGCGTTACTTGGAGAAGAAACCACAAAGCGTTTATCTCCACACAAATCATTAAAACAAACCTCTCGAGAGATCTTTGGTAAGGTTGCATCAACATATCGTATTATGGGTGTTGTTGTTCTCGATTATATGGATTGCTTTAAAAAGTTTGGTTATAAGTACGGTCCTCAAGAATCGTATAAGTTAGATCATATTGCTTACGCTGTCCTTGGTGAAAAGAAAATTGATTACTCTGAATATGGTTCGTTAACTGGATTATGGGAAGAGAATCCTCAATTGTATCTTGACTATAATTTAAAAGATACTCAACTGATTGCTCGTCTCGAAGAAGAGACAGGATTGCTTGCGTTGGTTATGACAGTTGCATATGACGGTGGTGTTAACTACGGTGATGCGTTTGGTACAGTTGGTATATGGGAATCAACCATATATCGTAAACTAATGAAAGATAAAATTGTTCCTCCACTTAAAGGTGGACCAGGAATGGTTGCTGGTGATCTTGTTGGTGGTTATGTTAAAGATCCTAAAGTTGGAATGCATCCTTGGGTTGTATCTTTTGACCTTAACTCTCTATACCCTCACTTAATGTTACAATATAACATGTCACCAGAAACCTATATGCCCAATGATCGTGAATACGTGACTCAAGACATGGTACTGAATCGTGAATATAAGAATGATCGTCCTAATGTATCAGTGGCTGCTAACGGTGTTTGTTTTTCAAATAAGAAGCAAGGAATCATTCCTGAAATTATTGATGAATACTATAATAACCGTTCTGTTATCAAAAAGCAGATGATCCTTGCTGAACAACAGTTTGAGGTTGAGACAGATCCAAGAGAACTCAAACGCCTAAAGCGTGAGATCAATCAATTACACAATTCACAAATGTCAATTAAGATTGCCATGAACAGTTTGTATGGTGCTACTGCTAACAAATATTTCTTATACTATATTAATGAAATGGCCGAGGCAATTACAACAAGCGGTCAGTTAGGTATTCGTTATGCTGAAAAGTCGGTTAATGATTATTTAAATAGAACTCTAGGTACAACTGACCATGACTATATCATCTATATTGATACCGACTCTATCTATGTTGACTTCGGTCCTCTGATTAAAGAAGTGTTTGGTACGACTGATATTGATAAAGATAAAGGTGAAGAGTTCCTTGATAGAATCTGTTCAACTAAAATTGAACAAGTCATCGAAGATGGTTATGAAAAGCTTGCTGCTGATCTAGGTACATATCGTAACGCAATGGTAATGAAACGTGAAAAGATTACTAACCGAGCAATCTTTGTTGCTAAGAAACGATATATTCTAAATACATTGAACTCAGAAGGCGTTCACTACGATACTCCTAAGGTATCGGTAACAGGATTAGAATCAGTAAGATCTTCGACTCCTGAGATCTGTCGTGATAAACTCAAGCAATGTTTTGAGATCATTATGAATACTGATGAAGAAACAACTCAAGGTTTCATTAAAGATTTCAAAGAACTGTTTCGTACATTAGATCCTATGGCCATCGCAAAGACCTCGGGTGTTAATGAACTTAAGAAGTACCAAGACAAAGGATCTATATACAGAAAAGGTACTCCAATGCATGTTCGTGGATCCTTAATGTATAACCACTTCCTTAAAGAGAAAGGACTTGACAAGAAGTTTGAAACTATCCAAGGTGGAGACAAAGTCAAGTTATTATATTTAAAGGTACCTAATCCTATTCGTGAGAACGCAATATCGGTTCCTGGCTTATTGCCAAAACAACTTGGACTACACGATTACGTTGATACTGAACTTCAGTTTGACAAAGTATTCTTGAGTCCCATACAGTCAATCCTTGATGCGGTTGGATGGTCAGCGGAGAAGGTTAATACTCTCGATGACTTTTTTAGTTAAGACTATTGACATTTATATCAAACTGTGTTATAATATACACAATAACAAATTAATGAGGAAAAATTATGAGTGATGTACAAATCGTAAGGCTTACAACTGGTGAAGAAGTTGTGGCAAAAGTAAAATATGATAAAGGATTCTATACCTTGACGGATGGTATTCTTTTAGTCCCAGCTGGTGAAGGTAAAATTGGAATGGTGCCATTCGTTCCTTATGCTACTCGTGAACCAATCGTGATAAACGAAAATTCAGTTATGTTCTTGGCAGAGCCAATGGACGAGTTGAAAGCGCAAGTAATTGAAGCCACAACTGGACTAATCATGCCTGGTTCTGGTGGTTTAAAACTAGTATGATAGAAATATACGGAAAACCAAATTGCGGATACTGTAATATGGCAAAGCAACTTTGTGAGTCCAAAGGATTGGACTTCGTATACAAATCCTTGGATGTTGATTACAAACAAGATGAATTTTTTGAAAAGTTTCCAACTGCAAGAACCTTTCCACAGATTACTATGGATGGTGAAGCAATTGGTGGATTTATGGAACTAAGGGATAAATTATGAGTAAGGATTGGGTAAAAGATATTGTTGATATGCAATCAAAATATAAAACACACAACTGGGTAGCAAACGCAGATGTGGAAAAGTTGAAAGCGTTTTTGGAATTTAGAGTTAACTTCCTACAAGAAGAACTCGAAGAAACAAGAACAGCTCAAAAAGATATCGACTCCGAAGAAATCGTTGATGGTTTAGTTGACCTTTGTGTAGTGGCAATCGGTACTCTTGATGCCTTCGGAGTCGATCCTTATAAAGCTTGGGACGCAGTTCTCGAAGCAAACATGGCCAAAGAACCTGGAGTAAAGGAAGGACGGCC